TTTTTGCTTGGCTCAATGACGCCTTGGCAGTGTGGACATTGTAAGCGGGCTTTTTTGCTTGCATCGACAAAATTCGTATCATCACGATAACCGATCATATTTGCCATGCTCGGCTCCAGCCATTCCAAGCAGTGCGGGCATTGCCAGTAAAAACGACGACGATCTCCGCGATTGTATAATGACAAAATCCCAGTTGTTGGCGGGGCTTCGTGCGTTGATTTCGGATGATACTTGAGATCAACAATATCTTTTCCGGGTGAGCTTTCCACCATCGTCATGCCGGATGACATAAAAGTGGTGGTACGCTTGGACGCTAAACTAAATCCGTCCCCCTCACCGTCCACATCATCTGGCCATCGATCGTAATCGGTTAACGCAACGTATTTATAATCAGACGATGACAATACGTTAATTGATGGCCAGCCAATTTTTAACAGATTACCAGCGCGAAAATATTTGTCGTGTACGTTGTTATCATTTTTATAAGGGCTTAGTCTGCTTGCGATTTCTGGCGAACATCTAAAAGTGCGATCTAAGCGTTTTCGGCTATGTTCACTTGCTTTTTCTTGTGTCAACTGCACAAGTAAAAAATCAGATGGATCACAAATAATTGAGTACGTGATCCACCCATCAATCAAACCAACTGTTTTACCGGTTCGAGCTGGGCCAACAAAAATAACTGCATCATACTCACGAGAGTTTAAACAATCCATCGGCTCAATGACATAAGGCGTGCGGTCTTTATCCCACCTCACAGATGAGCCACCACCAAATGGAACGCGCATATATTGTGAGACAGCTTCAGATACTTTCATTCGATTCGGCGCTTTTATCATCTCCGCTAAATCTTTTCTAATATCACTCGCTTTCGCATACATCCGTTTCATCCTCTAAGATTAGATCCGCCGCTTCGTCGCGGTTTTTGTCAACCTCTTTCTGTAACCAAATAACCCATTCTAACGGCATTCCTGCGGCTTCAGCCCTGTCAGCTAGTGTTTCTTGTGGCTGCAACATCCCCTTAACGATGATTGACATTTGTCTAGATGCATCCGCAACCTCGCAAACCTCGCCAAGGCGTTTTTTGTATTCAAGTTGTTTTAGTTGCGCGTTCCAGTAAGCTAACTGATCTGACGGTGACATCCCGTCAACGTCTTTTATGCGACTATCCTCAAGCAGTAATCTAAATATCTGCTTGAGGGAAAATCCTTTGTAATTAGTCGTTTCTTTTTCTGGCGTGAGGTGACTTACTCTCGCCGACATTGTGCGTCTATCGCACCCAGCAATAGTAGCCATTTTGCTAATACTGTAATAATCGCTCACAGTACAACCCCTCAAAACTAAAAATGAACAACCGCCAACATAAAAACATTAACAAAAACAATGCGTTGTTTTATTGTGGTGGATCGTCAAAAAAATCAAAAAACTGTCGAAAACCGCGCGCCCGAAACCCCGTGGAAAGGGGTATCCCCTCAGGAGTACCTTTTACCCTCACGATTCTTTATAAAAATCACTCGATATATTTTTGTTTTGTCCATAAAACATAGCTTAGGACTACCCTCGAGCTATCATCAGATAGTCAAGGTCAGTCCTAATGTATGTGCCTGTATATACCAATAAAAAAAGACCGCACTTTAATTGGCGGTCTTGGTTTGGTTAATCCACTTATTGAGATTATCTACTTGGCTTGCGCATTTATCTCGCTCTGCTGTTACCTTAACTAGCTGTATGACTACATCACCGTATGTCTCACCGGTAAATGCTGTTTTAACACAAGGTGCAGTGTAGGCTTGAGGCGGGTAAATATATTCTGCTTTGGTCGTGACTTTATTTGTACAGGCGGTCAAGAGCAGACTGAGGCAAACGAGTGTGAGCACAAGGTTGTGTCTTAATGATTGTTTTAACTGATTCAGCATTTTCTGTTGCTATCCTTTCTATTTCATCATTACGTTGCTGTTGCTCAATGACTGCATCACGCTCCTGTTGTAGCGCAATAGTCAATGCCTTGTTCGCATCTTCTTGTTGCTGAATGGTTTGGGCTTGTTGCTTTGTGGTTATGTTCAACTCATCTATAACACTTGATTGGTAACGCAATGCACCAAACAAAACCACTACAACAACCCCTAACGCTATGTAAATGTACTTAGTCATTATCAGTTACCATTAATGCGCGATAGAGCTTACAACGCTCATCAATGCCGTTTAGCCCACCATTAATTCTTCGAGTCACTTTCTCTACCGAATTAAGATCAGCTAATTCACAGAGTTTCCAATACCAAACAGCAGCTTTAACTGATAAGTCTAAATTACTTGCTATATCTTCTGGCTCTATATCTCTACCTAACCATTTTCTAAACGCGGCATAATTATCCTTACCTGTGATCTGAATTAGTCCACGACCACGATATTTCCAACCATCTCCGCTTTTCTCATCTCCATTACCTAAACGATTAGCATAAACACGATTGGCTATGAGCTCAGGTTTGTGCTCATATTTCTTGGCTGTAAGTGGATCGGGGAAATATTTACGGAAAGTTTGAGAAAGCCCAGACCAAGAATAATTTAAGTTTTCTTTAAATCTTGTAAATCCTACACTTTCATGCCCGCATTGAGCTAAGAACATAGCTTGTTGCATCTTAGTTATACAACCTGCTTTTTCTATTTGTTCTGAAATAGCTTGATAAACACCATTAACTGCATGAGGGAAAATTTTATTGAACGTCACTTCGGAAATCATCATTGTCATCTTTTTCAATTCTCCGATTAATGAATTTAAATAAGAATTCGCGAATTTTCTCAGTACCAACAAACCCAATCATCGTGCCAAGAAACGATGAGTATTCACTATGCCCAAAAATATGAGTGCAGATAGGCACTGCTACGCCAGCAATTGAGGCACACATAGCTGCATCAATGAACACATATCGGAAACTTGGTTTTTTACGCATAAATCCAAGTCTTAAAATAGAAATAAATAATGCCCAAAGGGCGCTTTGAATAGAGCTAGAACTCAAATTAATTTGTAACCAAGACCATATTAACGCCCATACATCAGGCTCTTTAATTGGCATATTTCCCCCTAATTTTTTAGGCAATAAAAAAGCCCACCTGTTACAGTGGGCGTTAAGTTCTGTTAAGATCTAGGTTACCACACCAAACTTAACAGAGGTTTAAAATGAATAAAGCAAGAATATCTCGTCAGCAAATTCTAAATAACATTCCTGAACAATATCGACATTATTTCAACATCGTTATTTTAGACATCGCCCAAGACATATATCCGCTTTTCAAAAACTTTACTGACGCCGTTAATATCTTATGCAAGCACGCACAAATTAACAAAAAGGTTGATATATTCTTCACATCATCAAAGAGTAACGGTATCGTTTCCTCAGATTACTTAACTCTCCAATATCAAATTCACCCAGAAGCAGTCCACGTTTACTATAACGGCTGCATATTTTACGATCTCGCCAAAGCCAATTTATACCCTCGTGAAATACAAATTGCGACTTTCCTAGAAGAATTAGCACATACTTATATGAATATCAGCGATGAGATCTTAGTTAAAAAGGTGGTGGCGTGGATGTATGAGGGCATTCATTACAATGAAAATACTGAACAGTATGAACCTATTTATTCCAAGGATAAGTAATCGCGTCTAATGGGATTTTCAAACCATTTACTGACAGTCTCTCAGCTTGAATAACACCAGAGCAAATAGAATTGTTAGCTAAAAATGCATATTTGTTTTTCAAACATTCATAAAGTGCCTTGAGCAAATACTCTGGCACTTCCTCACCATCAATCTTAATTGTATCGCCTAATGTAATGTTCATATTCCACCAATAAAAAAGCCCCGACCGTTTCCGATCAGGGCTGTAAAAATTTATTCGGTGAACATCACTTACACAACGACCACCTTACATCTAAATGATAGGACAAGATGACAAGGTTTGTCAATAAGTAATTTTGATACTTCTTGCATTTTGTCGTCCAGTTCGCAAAATAACGAACCCAGTTATAAGAAGTTCGTGAATTATTGCTTTCGCTAATTTTAGCTCTTTTTTAACATTCCGTATCATCGTTTTAAGGCTTGGAGTGCGGATATCTGGTTTGCCTGCGCACGGCTGCATTTTTATCTCTCCGCAGTTTTCACAGAGTTTAACCGCTATATGATTAATAGTGCTTTTATTAACATAATAGGAAAATACGATATAGTGTAAAGTGCGGTCATTTTTAAGGAAAAATCTCTCAATAACTTCGCTAATCATCATTCCTGTTGAGTCATCGCAAATTGGTTCATTTGGCTCTGCAGGAATGACTGATTGCATTAGTTTTGCAATAATATTTAATTGCGGTTTATCAAGCCTACCGCTGCGCACCCAGGCACCCCATTGATACATATTACGGTCAACAAATTCTTCTTGTTCAATCGTTAGTTCTGGTAACTCGCTAAATTTACGCATGAATGCCTCTAATTTTAATGATTGACTTACCTTTGCTTACTACGCCTTTCTCTTCAATCGAATATTTACGAATAATTTTCCGGTTATCATCTTTAATTAAGCCAGCGCCAACTAAGCTATCAAAAATTCCTTTAGGCAAATTATCAAGGTCGCGCGGACGATTATCGGGAAAGTAAATTTCCATCTTAATTTCAACCGCACTTTCAAATGGATCGAACTGTGAGCAAACCTCAGTAGCAACACGTTTAAATTCCCGTCCTGCTTTTGATATGTAATGCTTACCTTGCCTTGTGTGCTTCCAATAATGATTCACGCTCGGTGGGTATGGCAGACAGATTTCAAGCCAATCACTCATAACTTGCCCTCCTTGCGCAAAATTTGCTGTGTTCGCAACACACCTTCAGCATGTGCTAGGCGGACATATTCAGCATCCATTTTTCTAGTTCTACGGTCACATTCATCATGGCAAGATGAGCATGCCCAAGCACCAAAAATATCATCGGGCTTCATACCAACTCCATTTAATCCTGCCATACGATAATGTGCTAATACGGTCGTTTCAGGATTATGATTACAAATACCAGGCAACCGCACTTGACACTCTCGGCCTTTCGCTTCTTTTCTCAAATTACTCATTATCCAAACACCATATTAAAAATCACCCAAACCGCCACTATCCAAAGTACGATTTTTAACTCTAGAATCTCGTCATCGTTTAATTTCATTTAGCTCACCAAACTCATCACACCATAACCAATACCGACTGCAATTAAAATAAAATATGCCAATGTGCTTACGACTAATATCCAGTTAAAAAATCTAGCAATGAATGGGAAAATTAGCCCCAAAAGAAGTGCTAATAAAGGTAAGCTGATCACTATCAACATTAGCGCAAAGTAAATAATCCAGTCCATATCTAACTCCTACCAAAAGAACTCATATAACTGATTTAACGTATTTTCATCGGTTGAATCGTTAAAAATATGCTTGATTGCGGCACTAATTAACGCTTTGTAACAGCTTTCAAACTCCGATTGCTCCATATTTCCATAACTCAAGGATTGCGCCTCAATCCGCAAATCACCTTTAATGTTGTATGTGGATTCGTAAAAACCTGCTAATACCGTTAAATGTTTGCGGAATGTGTCAAATTGCTTGCGTTCATCAAAGTGTTCCCATTCTGTTTTATCTGCAGCCCAATAGCTAAAACAGAACTTAAAAAATGCAAAAACTTTACGGTGGAAAGCTGGATTGCGAGTGCGGATGATTTCAATTTCATACTGCTCGCCATTTTTTAATGATTTCAATTCTTCTGATTCCAGCTCATCAAGTGGTGCAAGAACACCGCCTTGTAACTTAATCACCTGAATTTTTAATCGCCCTTCAGTTCGTTTCCCGTGCGCTTTTTTAATATCATCAACACTACAAGCCATTAACCTATTTCTCCATGCGGATATACCCACCAACCTTTTTCATCATTGGAATAATCATTCCCGATACTCCACACCACGTGCCCACGCATACGCATCTTCATAGGTTTTAAAGCGTTTTCGCACGCGAGAAATCTGCACCATTTCACCATTAATACGTTGCAGCACCCGCACATCTCCACGAAAACAATCGTGCCGTTTATGTTTAATGCCGTGGCGAAAGCCTTTTGTTGAACCGTCGTGATATGCGCTACGGTGAATATAAAAATCTTTCATCATTCGCCCCAGCCAAATAAAAATCGATTTGATTTTTTCTCTTCCTGAATCAATGCACAGACTTCATCGCAGAATTTTTCAAATTCTTCACGTGGCCAGCCTTCTAAATCAAATACCATACCGCTAAATTGAATTTGAGCGCGAATTTGCTCTTTTAATTGAGCTTGCGACATCAACTCTAATTTCATTGGATCTACTTTTTCTTTTGGCGGCTCTGGCGGTGAAACCGTGTCCCATTTATCAGAATTAATTAACCATTCATCAGCGTTAATTATTTTATTCGTGGCGCAGTCATACAATTCACGGTATGTCTTGTTGTTCGACTTGCTTTTATCAACCACCAAGAAAAGCACTGAAATAGGCGTATCTTCAAAGGCGTTTTGAATCAAATTCAACTCGACTAATTGATTCCCAATAACTTCGCGGAGTGTTTTTTCGGTGTTTCGATAGGCAATACCTGGGAACATAATGAAAAACCCAAAACGATGCGCATTGGCTAATCCTTTCAGCATAAAAACATCATCAAGTACACCTGATTTTTTCCACGGAAAATCCGCTTGAATAGCATCCTTTTCTTCTTCGGCAAGTTCTTTAAATTTAAGTGAGAATGGCGGGTTCATCACAACACAATCACTTTTTG